AACTTACAGGCTATCATGGAATCAATATCAAACAAAGTAAATGCTATTAATAGAATAGCACATACAGGAGCAGTAAGAACAACTAAACAAGCAGTATCTTCAGGAATAGCTTTACAAACAGAATTTGAATTACTTAATGCAAGACTATCAGAAAAAGCAGACAATCTACAAATAGCAGAAGAACAGATATTTAGATTATATGCACTATTCCAAAATGCTAATTTTGATGGAGAAATAAACTATCCTGATTCATTTAACATTAGAGATTATGCTACTGATCTTATTTACTATCAACAAGCTAAGTCATTAAGTATTGGCTCTCCTACATTTATGAAAGAAGTAGATAAAGAGATTGCAAGAGCAGTAGTAGATGACAACGAAAAACTAAACGATATATTTGATGAAATAGACTCAGCTTCAGAAGTTGGTCAATTTACACAAGACGAAGTTCAAGAAGAAACAGTAGATGAAGAAGCAATTTAATGAATGTCAGACTTAATAAAAAGATTAACAAACTACAGAATCAAAGGCATTGAAAAAGCTGAGATAGAATACTACGAAGCATTAACAAAAACATTAGATAGAATAGAAGATCAAATCATAGCATTAGCAGATAAAGATTTACCAAGACAGGCTGGTAAGCTTATTGAATTACAAAGTGCAGTAGCAATAAGACCAAAGATAAAAGCAATACTTGATAAAGAGTATTTACCATTTGCAGACAGGGTAGTTAGAAAAGGTTTTTCAGCACAAGCTAAAAGAGTTGAAAGACAATTTAAAACAATAGGATTAATACCACCTGAATTTCAAGAACTTACTAAGGGAGATTTAGCTTTAGTCAAAAATTTAAAGCAACAATATTACACACAGTTTAAAGATGTATCAAATAATTTTACAAGAATACTATCAGATAAAGTATATCAAAACACATTAGTAGGAACTGAATTTACAGTATTAGAAAAAGAACTAAGAGAATCTATTAATGGTATATATGCAAATTCAAGAGACCCAGCAGTAAATAGATTAGTAGATTATGTTAAAAGAAATCAAGGCAATCCAAGATTAAAAGACAGAGTAGATATAGCTGTTAAACAACTACAAAGTAAATATGCAAGAACTAGAGTAGGAGAAAACATGAAAAGATATGCTGGTCAAATACTTAATGATTCTTTGCGAGACTTTGATGCTACATTAAACTTTAATAAATCAAAAGATGCTGGACTTACATTTGTTAAATACTATGGAGATGTAATACCTACAACAAGAGACTTGTGTAGAAGAATGGTAAATGGTCAGCTTGATAAAAGAAAGAATGGTTTATTTACAATAGCTGAGATACAAGACATTTGGACAAGTAGAAGTTGGTCAGGTAAAAAAGGTGGCAATCCAATGATAGTCAGAGGTGGATATAATTGCAGACATCAGTTTAGTTATGTTAATCCTGATTGGTATGAAGATGATGGAGAAGATTCATCTACACTTTTGAAAGATTCTAAACAAGATACAAAACCAACAACTTCAATATTTGGAGATATATCAGATGAGGAAAGAACATATCTTCCATTAGCTTTTGGAACTGTAGCAACAAATTTTACAAGAACTATTAGCAAAATACCTAAGTCTCCAAAGATGCCAAAACTTCGAGGAGATAATGCTTTTTATAGACCATCAACAGATGAGATTAATTTAAGTGATTTTAATATTGAAAATAATCTTAGAGCAAGACGAGTATATGCACACGAATTTGGACACAAGATTGACCACAACATTGGAAATATTATGTTAGACAAAAAAGATGTAGCAAAAAAAATTATTTCCGACCCTGATAGGGTGGTTTATTCAACAGCATCTTTTAGAAAAACATTATTTGATGATGTAGTAGATGAAAGAAAAGGTAAAAATAGAGTTCAATTAAGTAATTCTGCACAAATAGAAATTATGGCAGATAGAGTTAATCTAAAAGATAATATTAAAGTTGGATTAACAGGATATACAGATGACTTAAATTCTTTAGTAATTAAAACACAAGGTAAAACATTTGACCAAAGATTAGCAATAAGAACAAAATATCTTGATGACATTATAAATGAAAAATCATTTCCATTAAATAAAAACGAAGTAAGAGTATTATTAAGAGAAAAAGGAATTACTTATGACCCAATGACATTACAAACTTTAGATTTTGTCACATCAATAAAATATAAATTACTTGTTTCAAGATATGGAAAACCTTTAAAATTAAAATTAAAAAATGGAGAAACATTTAAAGCTTCAACAAGAGATGCTGGTAGAGGTTTTGACCCAATGTTTGGAGATTATGTTGGAGCAATTACAAACAATGCAATAGGTTTTGGACACAAGTTAGGATATTACGATGGGTTTATTGCAACAGAAACTATCAAAAAAGGATATGGAAAAATTACTTATGGTCATAGCACAGAAGCATTTGCTAATTTTACTGCATTGTCAAATACAGACAATAAAGAAATATATATAAAACTTATGAACTATTACGCACCACAAACAACCAAAGTTTTTACTGAATTATACGAAAGGAGTAATTTATTATAATGGATTTAGAAGAATTAATGGGTATTTATGTTGATAAATTTGGCGAAGAATACGATATAGATACTGTCACTTTAACAGAAGATGGAGAAGAAACACTTAGAGATTTAGTTAAAAAAGCTATTTCTACTAATGACCCATTATCAAAAAAGCAAATTATAGAATTATTTGGATATGACCCTGACAAGTCAGGTATATTGATTTAATTAAAAAGTAGTGATACATCAAGAATATAAACAATAGGAGAAAACAATGTCAGACGACACACAGGTTAATCAACCGAAAAATGATGTTCAGGAAGCTGAAGTTAAACAAACTCAAACTGACGAGAAACCAACACCAACATTTAATCAAGAAGATGTAGATAGAATTGTCAAGCAAAGACTAGAAGCTGAGAAGTCTAAACATCAAAGAATGTTAGACGAAGCTAGAAAACAAGAAGAAGAACTTGTTAAAGAAAAAGAAATACAGGAAGCAAAGACAAAAGCTGATCTTGAAAATCTTATGAAGCAAAGAATAGCTGATAAAGACAAAGAGTTAGCTGATTGGAAGTCTAAAGTAAAAACAATTAATGTAGATAATTCTATATTATCTTTAGCTTCTAAGAACAATGCTATTGCACCTGACCAAGTAGTATCTTTGCTAAAGAATGAAGTTAATTACAATGACGATGGTAGAGTAGAAATACTTGATAATAATAAAAACATAAGATACAACTCAAAAGGGGAATTATTAACAATAGAAGATAGAGTTAATGAATTTTTAGATGCTAACCCACATTTCCGAAAAGGGTCTTTGTCAGGCACAGGTAGTCAGAGTAGCATCGAGGGTAAAACTGTAAAACCATTTAATATTCAGGATTTAGATATGAGCAAGGCAGAAGATCGTAAAAAGTATGCAGAATATCGCAAACAAAGAGATAGTCAGCCTGTTCAGATTAACTTAAACAATAAATAATAAAGGTAAAATAAAATGGCAAACGAAAGCACAAGTTCTACACTCTCGGAATTATATACTGAGATCGTAGCAGAAGCATTATTCGTAGCATCAGAGCAATCAACTATGAGACCTCTAGTACGAAACTATGCAATAACAGGTGGTGGAAAGTCAGTTGAAGTTCCAATTTACTCATCAGTTTCAGCTGGTGCAGTATCGGAAGCATCTGATTTATCTAACACAGCAATCAACCCAACTTCTGTGACTATCACAGCAAGTGAAGTTGGTATTATGACAACTCTTACAGATTTAGCAAGAAACTCAGCACCAAGAAATGTTGCTGGAGACATTGGTAGATTATTCGGAGAAGCAATCGCTAAAAAAATTGACACAGATTTAACTGCGTTATTTGATGGTTTCTCACAAGAAGTTGGAGATGGAACAGCAGTTCTAAGTTCAGCTAATGTATTTAATGCAGTAGCAATTCTTAGAAAAAATGCAGTTCCAATGTCAGACCTAGCTGGTGTATTTCATCCTTTAAATGCGTTTGACCTAAAGAGTGGTTTAACAAACACATTTGTTGGTAGAGATACTGAAAAATCTAACGAAGCTTTAAACACAGGTTTTGTTGGTAATGTAGCTGGTGTTCCAATATTTGAAACTTCAAATATGGCTGACAACTCAGGTAATAATCCTGGTACTACAGGAGACTACAAAGGTGCAATATTCCATAGAGATGCGTTAGCATTGGCTATGATGCAAGACCTAAAAATCGAAACTCAAAGAGATGCTTCTCTAAGAGCAGACGAGATTGTAGCAACTGCTGTATATGGTACAGGAGAACTTAACGATACTTATGGTGTTGAATTAAATGTAGATTCATCAATCCAATAATCGTACTTTTATCAGGGGGAGCAATCTCCCTGATAATTAATAGGAGAATTTATGAACATAAGATTAACAAATGGTATAAAAACTATAACAAGAGCAAAAGATCAATATGAATCTAATATAGATCATTTTAAAAAGAGAGGTTATGCTCCTGTTGATGAAGTAAAAAAAGAAATTAAAAAAGCGACAGTAAAAGACATTTCTGATAAAGTAGTTGAACTTAAACCCAAGAAAAGAAAAACAAGGAAAAAGAAATGAACAAAATTATAATGATGAAAGCTAAGAAGTGGTCAAAGTGGGTATGGGTAAAAGCTAAAAATAACCCAATGTACTCAATACCATTAGTTTTAATTGTAGCTTATTTTATTTGGAAGTAGTTTATGGCTAATTATACAGGTGCGAATGTAATAACTGCAAGTGATGTCACTAAGTATCAACCTGATGCTTTTGGTTTTGGTATTGCTTCAACTGATACTGAAACAACTAACTTCTTTGCACAAACAACAAACGATATTCTAAGACAGCTTAGAACTGAGTGGTGGTCTGTATATAAGCAAAATGTATTTACTGATATTACAGTTCTTAATACTGCTGAGATGGAAAACACAAAAGTTAATTTAGATCAGTTTGAGAGGGCTGGAGTATATCTATTTCTAGGTAGATTCTTTTGTCCAGCATTAACTAAGTTTAGACCTGAGACAGAAAAAGACAGATTTGAAAGAATGGCTGAGTATTATATGTCAGAGTATAATAAGGAATGGAGAACTATCTTAGAAGATGGTGTTGAATATGATGCTACAGCAGATGGCACTATACAAGTAAGTGAAAGAGAGCCTTTACATGGATTTAGAAGATTGACTAGATAATGGCTTTAGATTTAAAGATCAAAACTAATCAAAAAGAATTATCAAAAAAATTAGGAAAATTCCAAACAAGACTTAGTAGAATAGTTGATAAAGGTGTTAAACAAGCTGGGTTTCAGTTAATTGATATAATTAGAACTAAAACAGCTAAAGGTATTGATGCTAGAGATATACCATTTGCACAATATTCAGACTCATATAGAAAACAATTACAAAGAGAGGGTAAGCCTTTAAAAGTAGATTTGTTTTATTCAGGCAGAATGTTAGGAAGTTTATCAAGCAGAAAAACAGGCAAACACAAAGTCTCATTAGGTTTTACAAATGCTCAGATGAGACAGAGAGCATTATTTAACCAAGTATTAAATGAGCCAAAAAGAGAATTTTTTGGCTTTAATGATAGAACAGAAAATATTATAAGTAAGCAATTCAACAGATTTGTAGAAAAAGAATTAAGAAAGTTTAGAATATGAGTGTACGAGAAAACATCGCATCAAATTTATTATCAACCATTTCAGGTATTAGTAGCCCAATAACAATTAAAAAAGCTACTAGACAACCTTTTCAATTAGACGAATTATCAGATAAACAATACCCAGCAGTTATTGTCCAAACATCTGAGGAGATTAGAGAAGATCAAGAACTAGGAAGTGGTGCTAAAACTAGAATAGGAACTATTGATTTTGCTATACTAGGATTTGTAAAAGGTGCTGAATCAAATATAGATACACTTAGAAATCAGCTTATCACAGCTATTGAAACTGCATTAGAATCTGATATTACTAGATCATCAAACGCACTTGATACTGAAGTCACATCAGTAGAAACAGACGAGGGAACATTGTTTCCGATTGGTGGTATTAGAATGGTTGTAAGATGTACTTACGAATATCAAGCTGGTACACCATAGAAAAGGAGTAAGATATGGCAAGTAAAGATAAAATTATTGATAAAATAGAAAAGAAAATAGACGCAATAGAAAAGTTGCATGACAAAGAATCTATTATGTGTGAAGAAGTCAAAGATTTGTTAGCAGATTTAAGAGATGACGAAGATGAAAAATGGGAAGATGACTCTGAAGAAGATTTTGATAGTGAAGATATAGATGACGAAGATATTGACGAAGAAGAAGAAAACTAATAAAAGAACGTATGGCTAAAGATATTAAATTATATAAAGATGGGCATGAAATGAGTATTAATGAAACTCAGCTTGATAATTTTTTAGCTTTAGGTTGGAAACAAGAAAAACAAAATACATCAACAAGTAAAAAGGAAAATAAAAAATGGCAACACATCACGGAAAAGAAGGAGTAGTCACTGCTGGTGGAACTGCTGTTGGGGAACTAACAGGATTTACATTAGAGACAACAGGAGATGTTGTAGAAGATACAGCTT